AAATACAGCATTAGGGTCATCTTCTACGAATGCTACAATATCAGTCGATACAGTTCCGTTAGGGAAATGTGAACTAAAAACAACGTCTCCGCTGCTATCAGTAAACTGACACCCTCTAAAGATACCTACTGATTCATCACCAGCACCTGATACTAAAATAGTACCAGTATTAAGCATCTTAACTAAATCGCCTGAAAAAATATTCCCTGAAGCGCCTGAGGCAATTTTATATTCTGTCATTCCACCGTTGGCGATACCAGAACCTAATTTACCTACAAGTCTTGCTCCAAATGGGGCATTTTTGTTAGCCATAATAAGTTACCTATATTATTTAAAATTAAAAAAATTGATGATCAACTACGTTGACCACCTCCAAAAGTTACTTTGCTTGACCTCTCCGGATTCAAGATTGGAGAGTTTGGATCTGATTCCCTTAAAAGATCATTGTCTACAGCATCTTGCTGAGTAAGCGCACGACCTTCAAAGTAGGAGTTTCTTTCTTCGCGCGTTTCATTAGGAATCTTCGCCAGCAGCAAACCGCCAACTGAAACTACTCCTGCATGTTTACCGTCATCTAAAGTAGGAAGTTCAAATCCATCTAACTCTTCGGCCCTGACAAGGTCGAAACCTTCTCTCATCCTAGAAGTTACATTTTTTCTGTCTTCGCTACCTGCGAGTTCAGCTCTGATCCACCTGTAGGTATAACCTTCAGGTGCAGGAGGAGTATCCAACATTGATGGTGGACTCCATGGTTTGCGAGCAACTTTTTTGGCTCGTGTGTCGGCAGAACGCGAGGTTCTGTTTAAATCTTTATTTTCTTCTGTCATAGTTTTACCTTTTAACGTATTTAGCGTACTCACCTAAGGGTACGTTTAATCTTTTAGCCATTTGAACTTCAGATGGTGACAATTTTACTTGTCTTTTATTTGAGCCAGTATTACCAGCTACTCTACCTGCTGAAGCCACCTTTTGTTGAGGCTTAGATCTAACAGAAGATTCATCAAACTTCTGTGGGAATTCATTACGAATTCTCTTATCTACCTCACTATAGTATTCTACTGAACCTTCGTCAAACCCTTCTTCTACTAATTGTTTGTTGATTGCCATAGCTCCCATAGTCATTACTTCGTCTTGACCAAACCATTCATTATTATCAACCCACTCTTTGTCTCTTCCAACTAACTCTGGAACAACAGGTTGTTGTGTTTGATTTTGATAAACTTGGTTAGGATAGTAATTTTGGTAATTTTCTTGTTGTTCTTCTTGTTGCTCTATAACAATTTTAGATTCAGAGACTTTATTCTCTTCTACCGCTATTTTTGCAAGAACATCTTGAGCTTTAGCAACCCTGTCATAATCTGCAACCTCATGTGCATTTTTCAAAGCGGCTAGTGCTTGAGTCTTTTGTGATTTAAGTCTGCTTTCTGCTTCATTAAGATAAGATTTATCTAAACTTGAAGATCTAGTTTTTAACTGTTGGTTTTCTTCTGCAACTCTTTTTGCATATTCATAAGCAGATTCTTGACCTCTTTCAGCCTCTCTTAACTTACGTGTAAGATTCCCAATTCTTTTTTTAACTTTTTCAGAATAATCTTCTAACTCTTCAGCAGATTTTTCTTCTGGTTCTTGTGAAACATCTTCAATAACTTTTTCAGCTTCTTCATCAGATTCTTCTGGTGTAGCCAAATCAGCTATCTTACCGCTAGGTTTTTCTTCAGGAAGATCTACTTCTACAACCTCCCCTTCATCTACTAGCTCTTCTTGTTTTGCTTCTTCATTCATTTTTACTCCTTATACTGCAAGGATATCATCAGGATCTAATATGGTTGCTATCACTTCATCATCATTAATGATTCTGCATTCAGATTCATCTCCGAGTTTAAAACGAGCGCCAGCATATCTGCCGATCAATACCCATTGTTTTTCCTGACACCAGGCTTCAGTAAACTTACTGGAGTCTTTATAGCAATCAGGACCCATTTTAACGACATAACCCACAACGGTTGCTAAAGATTCTCTATCAACCTGTGACTGTACTAGGTGTATTCCACCTTCTGTTACTGCTTTTCCTTTGTATGGAAGTATAAGTATCCTCCAACCAGTAGGTTGAGGCATTCTTTCTAAAATTGATTTGTCCAGGAGAGTTGGATCTAAAACTCTGGCCGCCTGTTCTACGTAAGGCAATATCTCTTCTGGTTGAGTTTCTTCTGTTTCTGGAGTTTCTGTTTCTTGGATCTTTTCTTGTTCTATTGCTTGTGCAACATGTTCAGGTATCTGTATCTTCGACATCTTCTTGTATTTTTCCTAGCAGTTCTCTAAATGAATTTTCTGTGTCAACTAGAGAACTGTAACGTCCACACAGATACTGATATTGGGCAAAATCTTTAGTGCCAGCTAAGATTACATCTTTTACGCTTTCTTTTTGGGCCTCAATTTCTTTTAAAAACTTTTGGCTTATCCAAACTACTGACACCTAATAAACGCCAGAAAACTTGCCGCCAAATTCAGCAGCTCCCATACCTCTAGCTTTACCTTTACCCATTCCAGGTTTAGGTGAAGTATTGGCATCAAAGGTACCTGCATCTGTTTTAAGAGGTACAGAACCTTTGTTACTGTAAGGATTTTTATTCTTCATTACAGTAGGAGTTTTTTGTTGGTTTATATCAGTTCTTTTAATCATGTTTTCAATTATTCAGTACAACTAAATTATTTGCAAGTTTTTATTTACCCTGCCCTCGGTACTTTTTTTTAGTTTTTCTTTTATTTGTACCTGCTCCTCTACTTAAAGGACTGTTGCCTATAGAAGTTTTTTTCTTTACACCTTGAAATTTATGTATGTCAAAAGTTTTAGGCACTACTGTTGTTTGTTTGCTTGTTCCATAAGTTTGAACCTTGCTTGTTGTTCTAACCTAGCTCTAGCCGTTTCATCTCTTAGATCTGCAATATCTTCTTGAGCATCAATTCTTTCTCTATCAACATTAATTCTTTGTTGAGCTTCTTGAGCTTTTCTTTGTTCGGCAGCTAAGAACTGTTGTTGTTCTATAGAAAGCTCTTGGCCTTTTAAAGCAAGCTCTTGTTTTCTAATTGCTACTAATGGATCTTCATCTTGTGGTGCTGAAACTTTTTGATTGTATTCAACTAACAGTTCAGCGAGTATTGGTGCTGAGAATTGTGCCAATATGTCTCCTGCTTGCAAAGATAAGTTTTGTGCTTCTTGTGGAGATGCTTGTTGTGCTTGTTGTTGCAATTGTTGAAACTGTTGTTTAGCTTCTGGTGGCATTTGTTGTTCACCAAGTATGTCAGCTTTCATTTGTAAATGTTGCATGATATGTGAATGAATCAAAGCTTGCACTTGGGCATTCATTTGCACCGGAGGTGTGTTCAACAAAGACATATGGATTGCAATATGTGCATCATGATTTTGTTGTGGAAATGCTTGAGCTTGTTGACCTAGTAACAATTGATTGTTTTCAAACCCAGCTTCTGTTGGCAAAGGATCTGTAGGGGGTGGGGGTGTAAGTATTTGTTCTACGTTATCAACACCTATAGCCGCATACATTCTTTTATAAGCTTCATAAGTACCGTTAGGTCCATGAACTTGTGGATTGGATTGTACCAACTGCATCATCTCTTGCGCCATAGCAATCCTTTGAGATTGACTAAATATATCAGGATTAGATATTGGGAATATGTCTACCTTTTCATCAAAATCAGATAGTTTAATGGTCGTTTCATTATTAGCCACAGCATATGGATATTCTTGCGGTAAGTATTCTTGAAACACTTTTGATAGTATTTTAAATTCTTTCTTTTGTGAATTATGTAAACGCTTGTGAATAGCAGACAATACCTTTGTAGATCTTTCTAGTAACGCAAGCGTTGTACCTACAGGTGCATTTGGATTACCTTGCCCTGTATTTATTTCAGCAATAGATGCAAACTTTTGTCCTGAGTTAACCAATATGTTTAGTAACTGAAGTAAAGTTCCACTTGGCTCTTTAAAAGGTAACGGTTGTATTGAATCTCTTAGAGATCCACCAGGAGCATCTACGTCTCTAAACTCACCTGGCTGTATAGGAGTATCTTCATCTCTAATCCTAATACCTCTAGTCTTAAAGCCAGCAGGTAAATTAGCTAAAGTTCCAGCATCAATTAGCTGACGCATTATTGAAGTTGATGCTTTAGATAAACCGCCAATCATATGCGTTAATCCAAAACCGTAAAATCCTAGACCAGGCAAAAACTTAAAATGAACAAAGTATTCTATTTTGTTTTTTAGTGCATCATCTTCTCTGTAGTTTCTTCTGACAGAAAGGATGTCACTTGAGCCAGCATCTATAGTAACGATATAAGGTAGTTTAATACCTGTAGATTGACCTTCTTCATCTGTATCTTCAAATCCTTCTAGTTCTAGATTGCAATGTACTTCATATAAAAGAGATACTTCACCGTCATCATATGAAGGCTCCATGCCAGAAAGTTTATCTATTTCTTCTTTAACACCACTATATTCATCAGTACTATCACTAGAACTTATATCTATCTTTTTGTAAAATCCAATAGATTGTAGTTTTCTTACTTCATTCTCAGCTATCTTGATTACATTTGTTATTCTTGGACATGTTTCTAAATCAGTTGTGTAATAAGGAACTATCAAATCTTCAGGTGCAATAAATTTAGATACGGCCCTACCTAGACTTTCATCATAATAAACCTTTTTAAAAGAGGATCCTGCCAAAGGTAGATAAAAAAGCATTTGATCTAACTCTTCATCAAACTCTTCCATTACATGAGTAATTTGATAGTTCATGAATTCTTTAACTCTTTGAGCCTGTTCTTCTGCTAGTGAATCATATGAACCTATAACTTGAGTTTTTACAGGACCGCCTGCTGGTAATAATTCTTTATAGGCTTGTGCTTGAAAAGTTGTTACAGCTTCACCTAGTAAAGGGTGAATAACACCACTTGCCCCTACAAATGGTTCAGATCTTTCTGCGTCAAAACGCATACCAAGATACTCTAAACCGTCTTTATATGTTTTTTCCCAATCATCTCTTGAGGCTTTGTCTTTCTCTATACCTGCAATTAATTCATTAGCAATATTTCGTAGTTCTTGAGGATCTAAAACTTCTGCTAAGTTACTGTCAAAATCTGTATCTATTTCTTCTGTAGTAGATGTACCAAGAATAGCACTACCATCTTCTTGTATTTCAAATCCTTCTGTACCTCTATCTTTTATTGCCTCTATAGCAACACTCATGTCTTCTTGACCAAGCGGTACTTTATTCTGTTCGTTAAGTACTGTTGGGTTTATATCTTTTTCTATTGCCATAATCCTAGTAGTATACTCTCCTTACTGGTGCTTTCTCTTTGTCTGAGTAATCATCATCAAGGGAAACTAAACCACCCTCCCTAAATCTCATCAGAGCTTGCGTCATAGTATCACATAGGTCATCATTTTTTCCAAAAGGAAAAGAAGCACACTCCTCTATCATTTCTTCTGCAAATTTCTTTTCAGGTGCATACACCAAACCAGACTCAAAGATAGGTGCAACAGAATGCATCCTAGTTGATTTATCATGTCCTCTGGTAGGAGAATAATTAACCACAGGTATACCCAACCTTCTAAGTTCATGTGTTAAAGGTGTTCCAGATGCTTTGGCTTCTATCAATACCATATCAGGCTCCCAGTATTGATACTCTTCATATGCTATACGTTTTAGCTCTGGGAAATCCCAACGGTCTTTTTGTGCATCCAATAATATAATACTTTCAGGAGAGTCAGGTGTTGGTTTAAATACACCCCATGTTGATATAGCAGAATAGTCTGCGTTCTCTTTTTTACTAAACGCAGTATCATAACTTTGAATGATATAACTAACTGGCGGTAAAACTTCGCTTTCCCAAGCATTCCACCATTCTCTTTTAACAATAGATCCTTCTTCAGATGTAGGAGTCTGCATCCATTGTGCATTCCATTTCTGTACCGGCAAAGATGCTTTGACCTTTTCTAGTTCATCCATAGACCAGAACTCAGGCCACAAAGCGTTATTGGTTTCAGGGAATATAGCTGGAAACTCCACAACCTCCCATTGGTCAGCAGATGACTCTTTCTGAGAGTCTAATAACTTTGCGGTTAGATCTATAGAACTCCAACGAGTCATTACCAGTATGATAGCTCCACCTGGTTGCAAACGCTGTCTAGGTCCAGAAGTGTACCATTCCCAACACGCCTCCATAGCAGTAGGGCTAAGAGCGTCTTGCTCTGAATGAGGATCATCAATAATTAATAGATCCGCACCACGACCCGTAATCGCTCCTCCTACACCTGCGGCAAAGTACTCACCACCTTTGTCAGTTTCCCAACGTCCTGCTGACTTAGAGTCTGCTTGTAATTGTGCTTTTGGAAATATCTGTTTGTATTCCTCAGTATCCATCATGTTACGAACTTTACGACCAAATCGTACAGCTAGCTCTCCAGTATGCGTTGTCTGCATAATCTTACGTTTTGGCTGCTTACCCATAATCCAAGCAGGAAAGTAAGTAGAACAGAACTCAGACTTCGTATGTCTTGGCGGCATATTGATGATAAGCCTGTTGCATTTGCCATTAGCAACATCTTCTAGCTTTTGTGCAAATATCTTATGATGACGGCCACAAATAAACTCTGGCCACATGTGATCAATAAAGTCTAAGAATGTTTCTTGGCAACCATTTTGTTTCTTTAACAACTCCAAGCGTTCTTTTAGAACTAAGGTTTCTTTAATCTCTTGGTCAGAGAGGTGGGCTAGGTTCATAAGTTAGCTAACATATTATCTATACTGACAGGACCACCATCCTTAAATGCATCTACGCCTTTGTCCTTCACTAGATCTCTTATTTGCTTATCAATCTTAACGTAAGTACCATCAAGATCTCCATCTACATCATCAAATTTTCTAACGTATTTTTTGGGATCTTCACCCAACTCTTTAATAATTTTAGATATTTCTCCTTCAGCTTGTTTATAAGTTGTTTGTAGTATTTCATATTGACTACCTCCTTCTTTTCCAAGTCTTTTAGTAGCTGAATCAAAATACATACCATCTTTACCTTCGGTAACTGCCCTTAAGAAGTTAGATCTTATAGGAAATTTAGTGACATTACTTCTTGAGGCTTCAGCATAAGCATCTATTGGATACCCTTTGAGTAAGTCAGGATTAATCTTAGTAGCTCTTTTAAGTATGCCAAGACCGTTAGCAAGATCAAAAGTTTGGTCGCTGTTGTTCACCATTTCATTAAAGTATTTTAAAGCTCTTTCTTCGGGAGTTCCTGGTCCATACTTTTGTCTTATGGGTCCTGTATCTCCACCTCTTAGACGTTCTAAGTCGTAGAATATTTCATCTACGCTTTTACCAAGCGATTCAGTAAACGGTTTGCCTGTAGCTTGTTCTAAATCTGTCTTTGTTAGTGTAAATCCACTAAAATTACCAAAACTATTAGCAGGAACAAGATCAGCTATTTGCTTATCTATCTCTGCTAATTCGTCAGTAGTTCTTAAGTAAGAAGGTGATCCAGGTGTTAATCCAGATGCTTTCAATTCGTTTTGTATTTTAAATTTATCTTGAGCTAACTTATTAACTTTAGGTACGTTCTGGTTGTATTCATTCAACCCTTTCTTCAAAGCAGCTACTTTTTTAGAATCTACGTAAGGTGTTATTGGAAAGTCTGCTTGAGCTTTCTTAACTACAGGTATTAGTCTTTCAAAGTATTCAGGCTTAATAAGACTTCCAATATCAACATCTGCAAAATCATCATTTTCATCTACTGCTTCTTTATATAATTTACCCACAGGAGTTTTGTCATTTAACATGTCTTTAAATAACTTGTCTTTAAGCTTAACCGGAGATAAATCTGGAGCCTGTCTAACGGTTGCTTCTATTGCCGATAAAGTAAAATTAAGGTCAGTTAAGTTTGAAAAATCTATGTCGTTAGAAATATTTTTGTATTCATCAGACATGCGAATCTGATCAACTTGGTTGTTTTTATTTTTTGAAGCTAGCTCACCAAGCTCCTCTGCGTAATCAGATTGGATTCTTGATATGTTCAATAAACTATTGCCACCTACAAACCCTCTTACTTTATCTATAGAATCTAAATCAATATCGCCAGCGGCAGCTCTCAAATCTAAATCAGCAATACTATCAAAAACAAAATTATCCTTATGCTCGTCAAGACTACTGTAATGGTCAAACCTGCCTTTTCTATCTGTACCTCTGACGTGGTAAGTGTTTTCTTTTATTGCAGAAGAACCAGGTGTGTCTATTTGCCCTGAAAATTGATTATCATTTACACGTCTTCTACTTAAAGCACCTTGCTGATTGGATTTAATATAGTTAGCTAGCCTTTGTCGGGTAATCTTGCCTTGAGGGTTTCTTATCTCAAGCTCACTCATCAACTTAGGATGTATTTCACCCGTTTCATCAATTAAGTTAAGCAATCTCATTTCACCTTCTGGTACCCCACTCTTTTTAATTGCGTTAATAAACGCTTGTGCTTTACCGCTATCGTTTAGTTTCTTGCTTGTATTTACAAACTTAGCGGCCTTTGAAGTTAATCCTTTGTTTATTAAATCAGGTGATGCATTTTCAATAGCTTTGTTATCAAACATAGTACCTGGGTACATCTGCTCATCTAATGATAACGGTTTAAACTCTTCAACCTTAGGTATAGGTACATCCTTTGTAGCTTCTTCTATAACCTTGGTAGGTTCTAGGTCTTCTAATAACTTAGGCTCTGCTTTAGGAGCGCTCTTTACGGCTCTAGCACCTCTAAATAATCTAAAGATAGGAATCAAACTAGCTGCGGCTAGTGCCGATATACCGTAATTACCTAAGGCTCCAAGAAAACTATCTTCTTCTAGGCTTTCGGATCCTCTCTTTGCAAACTCTCCAACTTCGTAGACTGCAAGTGCATCTCCTACGCCAGGAGAAATACTGATTGCTAACTGATCTACTATCGGCAGTTCTTCAAACTCACTATAAGCTTCACGAATGTTGCCTTCGGCAGCTGCCGTCTTTAGTTTTTCAAGTACCTCTGCTCTAGTCGCCATCTATTTGTTTACGTATTTTTTCTTCTTCTATAGATAATTTTTTAAATTTCTTTTCAGCCCTATTTATTAAGTCTCCACCCTGCGGTTCATTAGCATCTAACTGGTCTTGGCCTCTGCGATAATCTGTAGCGGCTTGATTCTTTTGTTTTTTAATGGCACTTAGCCTTTCAGTTAGCTTTCTTAATTTATTTGCAGATATAAAAATTTTACCTCCTGGTCCGGCACCAAGAGAGGCGTAGTCTACGGGATTGAAAGGATCAAAGATAATGTCGGTAAAGTCTTTTACCTTTAAAGGTTCTCTAGGTTCAGTAAAATCTACAGATTCTGTAGCTACACCAATAGGTTCAGGTTTATCTAGTTTTTTTTTTCTAAATCAGCAAGTATGTCGTCAAGAGACTCAGATTCAGGGAAAAACAGTTGTTCTTGTTGTTCTAGATTTCTATTGGTAACAGGTTCAGCCCTTTGCATTATGTCTTCAAGAGTAAGCATACCCATACCAAATAACTCTGCATCTCTGTTTGATACGGTTCTGCCTGTTTCTCCTAAAAACTCTTTTATTCTTTGTGCTGCCATTTCAGGAGGAGACATACCTTCTCTAGCTCCTTGTTCTGCAATCAACATGTTTGTATCAACTACTTTACCCTCTGCAAATCCTGGTCGCATTATAGGAAACCGTCCTCTAGGCATTCTTTCTGGCATAGGCATAGGAGTTCTAGGGAATCTAGGAGGCATAGGTAAGGGTGCGCGAGGCAAAGGGGGTGACATTCCTCGCCTCACGCGTTGATTTGGTAGCCTTGAAAAGATGCTTCTGAGTCCGCCGCCAAAGAACCTATTAGACGGTCTTTGTTGAGGCATCCTCCTCTCAGGCATTCTTTGTGGTAAACGTCTAGGTCCTCTAGGTCTTCCTACTGGCATGTTTTGCGGAAAACGTCCAAGTCCAGATCCAGGCATAAACTCATCTACTGGCAAAGCACCCATACCAGAGCGAGGTAATTGTCTTATATTACTAAAACCACCTCTTCCCCCTCCTCCGATACTGTCAGTAATTTCAGGAAGTTTGACAGGGGGTAGTCCTGTTTCTAAGTCAATAACCGTACCTGGTGCTTGATTTCTTTTTATAAACTGAGGAGGACCAAATGAAGTGTCTCTAAACATCTCTGGTCTTACGGGTAATAGTCCAACATCTAACTTAGCTCCACCAAAAGTATCTGGCGCTCTAGGATCAGACATAGCTCCATCAATTCCCGTCATTAAGTTTCGTGCAGGTAATGGAGATGGTTGTGAGGTCATAGTGAACCTTGGTGTTCTTGACTTACTGCGAACTTTGTTTTTTAGATCTCTAAAGAATCCCATTAGAAAATAATATATTAATTAGATGGTAAAACCAAGTGCGCCGTCACCCATACCAAACATCTCTTCAGCCATCTCTAGTTCTTCGATAGTCATACCGATCTCATTAAGGAACTGTTCTATCTGTTCAGGTGAAGCACCTTCAGCCTCCATTTGTTGTACGATTTTCATAATTTGTACGAGGGCTTGTTTAGCTTCGTTTTTCTCTTCTTCACTAAGGTTATTTATTTCTGATTGCAATTGATCTGGTAAAACAGGGGCCGCCGGAGTCCCTTGCATCATTTGTTGGCCTTGAGGCATCATGACTGGTGCCACTTCCATATCCATCATATCTTCTTCCATAACTAGATCCTTTATGTTTGTTTGGATTGTAACACCAGATAAAGTGAAATGTAAAAAAAATGGTTTTTGTTTGTGTGAGATCTTGTCCTTGTGTGTGTCTCTACCGCGTAGCGCCGATTTGCCCCTCCCCCCATCCAGACGCCCGATACCCGATCCGAAAATGCTGACCAAATAGAGTCCCATAAAAAAAGGGAACTAATGTCCCCCTCTTTTCATGATTTGTCTTAACAATACAACAAGCTGTTTCTTCTTAGGTATTGACCACATGAAAAAAGGGAAGACAGAAGTCCCCCCTTTCTTTGGTTAATCTTACGAGTCCAACGGCGGTACTAATGTCATGCCGAGGTTATCAGGCGT